CCTTCAACCCCGCCCCCCCTCTTATACCGCCGTTTGATATCAATAATGCTGGGGTCGAAGATGACATGGTTGTGCGTGGGGTTGCCGGTCGGGCCACGGCTGTTGGCGTCAAGATAACGGATGCCGGGGATGCCCATTCCTTGTAGTTTGGTAGCAACCGCTTCCGGTTTGTGTTTGCCCCCAAAAGCATCATGCAAATCTTTGCCTGTCGCCTTAGAAGGATCGGCGAACAACCTTTGCATGACAATTTCAGGGTCACCAATGTGGTGATCTATCCTATCAAGGACATGCCGCTGCTCACTCAGCGGTTTATCCCAATCCAAAAAGTGATCCGGGTTGGCGTTTACGCGGACGTGGTAGATGTGGCCTCCCAGTTCATCTAATTTTTTATGTAAATCATTGTCTGCAGCCAATTCTTCAATTTTTTTTGCATCATATCTTTTGCTGTCCAATGAAGATTTTTGCATTTTTTTGGCTTGTTGAATAAGGGCATTTTTGATGGCTTCCGGCCCCTTCCCAACAAAAGGCCGGACAGCATCTGAGGCGGAGATAGGGATATGTTTTTCATAGTTATAATGCTGAAACATGGTTTGAAAAACTGTCGCGCCTCCAGGCCCGCCTTTAAGCCGGTCTCGATACCCCCGCGCCGTTCCCTCTTCGCCCAAATACAACCCATGCCCAAACGCTTGCGCGCCTTCTCCCGTGCCGATCTTGTCGGAGCGAAACCGCCCCAATGGGGCGCCGGGCTCCGGTTCGAACTTGTGCGGCGTGCCATGCCAAGCGTCAAAGCCGGTCTCGTCGGTGGGTTCAACTTCGCCGCCACCCGCGAACGCTTGCACATGCACCCCCGGCACCATCGAAGCCGGATGCACCCGCTCGCCCTCATCCTTGACCGGCATGGGCCCAATGGTCCGCGATAGGCCCTTGGCGACAAGAACAGCGCGGCGGATGGTCTTTGCGGGGTCGTCGATCATACCGCCGGATGCCTTCGTGATGTCGGGGTGAGTGGGGTCTTGTCCGCCAACCATGCCGCCAGAAGAATACAACCCGGACGAACCGAGCAATGCCAACGCAGCCGTGTTAAATTGAATAAATTTACTTAAATACGGGTGATCATTAAAGTGCTTGCGAATTAAAGCCGCCGCTCTTGGCGCTACTGTTTTGATATAATTGGGGTCCGTCATGTAAGCGCGTATGGATTCAGCAGCAAGTTCTTTGTTTGCTTTTTCCCCATGATACCCAAATGCTTCTGGAGTTTTTAAGCCATACTTAGACTCCCACCCAGGTTCGGGAGTTTTGTTTGTGGACAAGCGATGGTAAACTTGTTCCATCTCATTGCGAACCGGTCCTTTGGACGGGACTGGCAACTTGCCGGATATCCACTCAAACAGATGCGCCACTTCATGGGCGCGGACGTTTTCGGCCCCTTTAGGGGAGAGATCGTTTCTGGTTGCTATGAGGCTTTTGCGCTCGCCAGTTACAGGATCACGCGAACCTGTAAATTTACCAACGTCTCCATTTAATGATCTCGGCGACAACTCCAAAAAATTTGCGCCACCTGCTTCCGTTCCGAGGCGTTCAACGGTCTGCGGATCAATTCCCCGGTCGGGGTGTATTCCCGAACCGCCCAACGTCGAACGTCCTGCGACGACTTGAGCCGTGAGGGGGCGGCCTTCAATGGTTCGGCTGATGTTTCCTCGTTCATCTAACGGCACTCCCTTTGGATAATCCGCCGCCGTAGGGCGCGGCGGCATTGAAGGGGGAGTATACGTCGATGCGTTGTAAAAGTCCACTTGTGGGGCGCCCTGCATCGCAACTTGCCGCGCCACAAGCAGCGCCTTCTTTGCCGCGTCGTCGATCATTGTTTGCGCCCTTTACCGCCAAACCCCGGGCCCTCGGCCTTCTTAACGAACGGCTGCGCCACCGCCGCATTCTCAGGGTGCAGCACTAGATCCCGCGCCATCTCAAGAAGCTGAACCTTCTCGCGGCTCTCGCGGTCGGCGGCGCGGTTATGATCTTCCTGCATCACGTCGGCGCCTTGAACCTTAATCTGTTCCTGCTTGGTTTGCGCCTCCATCAGTTTGGCTTGTGCCGTCAAGCGGTCCACTTCCGTATCCACCTGACGGTTGGCGCCAGAACCCATCTCGTCTATTTCGGCCTTGGTCTTTTGAGCCAGTATCTGCGCCTGCATTTGCTTTGTCTGCGCATCCATCATGCGTGCTTGGGCTGTCAACGTATCCGCCTCAGAGGGCCCACCGGGGCCCTGTGCGCCCTGGCCTTGCATGTGCGCTGCCTCGGCCTGCGCCTTAGTTGAAGCGGCCCGCGCGGTCATTGTGCGGGCGTCTGCGTCCTGCTGCTTAATCTTAATTTCGGCAATCGCTTTCTGCATTTCCGGCGGCGGCGCAGCCTGCGCTTCCGGCGGTGCCATGAACTGTTCAGGGTTCGACCAGCCCATCGCAGACAGGGCGGCCTTGTCGATGGCAATGGGGTTGTAAAGCGTCGGCTGCGCCGCCTGGAGTTGCTTGAGCGCCATGATTTTCATAATGCGCTGGCCATGCGACGCCGTGTTCGGATCGGCCTGCGGCACTAGTTCAACGTCCTGCAAGGCCTGCAAGAACGTCTGTTCATCCCAAGCATTGGACGGCTTGCGATTGCGCTGCCAAAAGCTTTCCGGGTGCTCTTTGAAGCACCCAATCAACAACTGAAACTCCTGCGCCTGGGCGGCGTGCATACGCTTGTGAACTGCGTTCATGACTTTCGCGGCCTGCTCAATCATAGCCAGCGTGGTGCCCACGGGCGCATCCGCGCGGCCCTCTCCAACCTGCTGTTCTGCCGTGCCGCCAATACGCATGCCCGTCTCAGCCATGTCCGACACAAGCGCCATCAAGGCCTGCGACGGCTCCTTGTAGGGCAGCGGCATAATGGCCTGATTAATCGGCATGCCGCCCGTCTTGACCGGCGCGCCGCCGCCCGGCGGAATGCGGAAGATGTTGGTGTTCTGCCGCGCGCCCGTATCGGCAAACAAAAAGCCGGGGAAATTGGAATACATGCCCGCATCAAGCAATTCGCGCCACGCCGCCGTAATGGCGTTTGTGGTGTTGCCAAGGATGTGCAGCAATCCAATGTCGTAAAAGCCAAGACCAGGAACAAACGTATATTTGATAAACGTTGTCTTTGCCTCTGGCAGTTCTTTATCATCTTCGTCATAGTTGCGCGTTATGCTTAAGATTTGCTTTGACGATACGTCAATGGTCACGCGGTAGGGTATCTCTAGGCCGCTGTGCGCCCCCTTATGTTTATGCTCAAATCCCGCGATGTCGAGTTCGCAGTAGCACTCGTAGATTTCGCGGTCGCGGTCCTGCGGCCGCCGGGCTTCGTTTGAAATGCCCTGCTGCGCGTTTTTCATTTCCTTGACCGCATCAGTCTTAGGCTGATGTGGCTGGGAAAGATCGCTGTCGCGGTAAACCCCGAGGATTTGCATACGCTTAACGGTTGAAGGGCGCATCATCAATTTATGCGTAACGCGCTTGGCATTGGACAGGTCGGTGGCGGCGTTGTTAACAATAAGGTCATCGGCGTCCACCGACTCGGACACGGGCCGGTTCCGCAACGGGCAGAAGTAAACCTTTTTGAAGGCCGTGCCGCCAAAGCCCAGCAGTAGCAACATGCGGTCGGTGTCGGGGTAATACTCCGTCGCTGTCGATGTCAGGTAATGGTTCATATCCTTTTCAAGGGCATCAGCCAGCCGGTCATGTTCGGCCGTGTCGCCATTGCCGTCGTCCCTAATTTTAATCGGGCCATCCGTGGGCAGCATTTCGCTGCGGGCATTGGCCTGGAAGCGCAGCACAGCCTCCAGCAGAAGCGGGTGACGCACTCGGCTCATACCCTCTACCGGCGCGCCGTCAGTGGCGCCCTGGAGCCCTGGCAGTTCGATCTTAAGGCCTAGCAGCTTGAGCCCTTGCGCACGGTCCTCAACCCACTCCTGCCGGGTCTCTAGATCGTCCTCAACGCCCCGCAGCAGGTCGTCCGCGATCCGGGCCAGTTCCGCGTCGTCAATGTCATCGACGAGGTTGTCGAACCATCCCCTGTTTGATTTCTTGCCGGTTTCATTAAGAGGCTTGCCGTCAAGCGATACAGTGACACTGCCGTCGCCGTGTTCAATGCGCACCATGGCGCCGCTGTCGTTGAACTCGGGCACGTCGTCGCCGTCCTCGGGGCTCTCACCAACATCCACGGAAATACCGCCGGGGCTTGCCGCTGCCTCGGGCGCCGGGATACGAATGTTGGGCACAAGGCCGGGAACCAGCGGCATATTTAACCCTCTGCAACTTCATTGACAAAACGGCGCAAGCCCTCTTGCGCGGCGACATTATCATCGACGGCTTCTATAGTATAGGTCCGAATAATGTCACTGCGGTCTACATCCCAGACAGTAACTTTCCAAAAACGCCCGCAAATGAAATCCACGATTGCGTTTGCTTTAGTGCGAATGCCAAGGTTTATCATGACGGATACAGTGCTGCTGGTGGGGCGCCACGATGTTGGCGCATGTCCTCGATTTCCGCGAGGCGTTCGGGGGCGCGTATAAGCAAGCCCAGGTCGCGCATGTGGCGCAGGGCCATTGATACGGTGTCAACAAGGTCGTCGTGCTTGGCCTTGGGGAACATGGCGCATTGCGTGATCACCATGTCCGCCCACGCCCGGTCTGGCGAGTAAACGTAGCCCTCGGCAAACAGGTGTTGGATGGAGTGCAGGCGCGCCAGCTTGTCAATTGACTTGGGGTCAACGAGGCGAACCGACCAGTCTTCATGCGCGTAAAGACGCCGCAGTTCTTGAGCCACTGAAATACCTGCGGCCTTATTTTCGATCAGCAGCACGTCGATCTTCATTTTCTTGCACGATTCGGCAACTTTGATAACAAGTTCATTGAGCGGCAACCGCTCCTGCCACGCCGACGTCATCATCGTGCGCGGCACGCTCTCGCCTGCAAGGCCGTCGCCCAGATCAATGCCGGCCTTTTGCGGCTTGCCGTAGCGGTCAACGCGCCGAGTAGACTGCGTGTCTACGCGCTCGCCAAACAAGCCCCAGGTGGTCATGGCGCTGAAGTCGTTCTCTTGTTTGATTGTGTAAGCAGTGTCCAAGGAACCAATAGTGATGTCAAACGGCGGAAACACGTCTTCGGGCCAAAGCTGCCAATACTCGCGTTTGATTACGCCGCCGCCGTCAGGCTCGGGCCGCTGCTGCAATTGACCGGCGGCTGCGTAGGGGCCGAGGGTTTTCTCAAGCAGCTTGACTTCGAGTTCCCCGAAACGCTCGGGCCACAACAACTCCCCTGGCTCTGTTCGCGGATCCTGCCACGTGAGGGCCTCGCCATCCTCGGTCATGTGCGACGGCATCAGGGTGGTTCGGAACGCCCGGTCGGCCTCGAACCGCATCGGCAGGCACAAATGAACCCAATCGCCCGCGCTGCGGGACAGTAGGTGGCCACTGATATCGCCCTCGCTAAGGCGCTGGGCAATCACGATTCGGCAGCCAGTTTTGGGGTCATTGAGCCGGTTAAACCACGCGCGATCCCACCACAACGCGGTTGATTCAATAATCGCCTCGCTGTTAGCTTCGCTTGAGTTGTTTAGATCATCACCAATCAAGTATGAGCCGCCAAGGCCTGTAGTCGAGCCACCAACTGACGTAGTATTGCGAATGCCGTTTTTGTCGTTTTGGAATCTTGTCTTGGTGTTCATGTCACCGACCAGCTTGAAACGACTGCCCCACCGCGCTTGATACCACTCGGATTGTATGAGCGTGCGGCACTTAACGCTGTCTTGCAGGGCTAGTGGCATCGCGTAACCCGCATGCAGGAACTGCGCGCCAGGGCCGGACAGCGGCGATATGTTGCGTTG